CCTTTCGACTGCGGGCGTCGCTGGCTTCCAAGGCATGCGTGCCCAGATGGGAAACGCGATGTCAGTGGGCGACAAATTCAACGTGATGATGTCTGGCTTGGCTGGTACAGGATTGCGAGTGTCTGCGGCAATGGAGCGACTTGCGATATCCGTGTCCACAGCTGTGTCGCCTGCCGTGTCAGCAGCCGCCGTGTACGTCACTGGTTTCGCCACCGGCCTGGCGTCGCTGATTTCCGAAAACAAAGAACTGGTCATGTTTCTCGCCAAGCTGGCCGCCGGGTTGGTTGTCGCTGGCGGTGCACTGGCTGGCGTCGGCATTGCAATCCAAGGGGTCAGCTTTGGCTTTGCTGGACTTGGCAAGGCGGCATATCTGGTTGTCACGCCGCTCGCACTAATCGTGTCCACAGCGTTTGGCATCGCCGCGTCGTTCGTCGGCGCGTTGGTCAGTGCCGTCACCTATGCCACTGGTGCTATCGCAGCCGCCACGGCGACTGCAGCTGCCTGGGGGCTGGCAAACGTGCCATTGATTGCAATGGCTGGCGCATTCCTAGCGATCGGCGGTCTTGCGGCTGGCGTGGTTGCCAGCCTTGTTAGCGGTGCTGCGGATGTTGCGGCAGCTGTTGGCACCGCCATGCAGCCTTCCATTGAGCGTGCCGGCGAAGCGTTTGTCGAGATTAAGCGAATTGGCATTGATGCCTTCGGGGCAATCAAGGACGCCATAGCGGGCGGCGACCTGCAAGGTGCAATGGAGGTCGCCATCGCTGGTCTGCAGGCGGCCTTCGCTGTTGGCTCTCGTGCGTTCATGGATTCCGTGGACGAGTGGGGGACGAACCTCGTCAACGCTTTCGACTACTACATCAGCAACATTCCATTCCTGCGGTTTCTCGGCAAAGACAAGTACGAGTTTTCCGTGTTTGGAGACAGCACAAACGCCACAACGCCCGACCAGCGTGCTGACAGCCGATTTTCAGAAATGGATCAACGCAAGGCCGCGCGGAAGCAGCAGGCAGCTGACGCCGTCGCTGGGCTTGACCAAGTCATGCGTTCACGGACGCCTTCTTCTGCCGCTGCCGCGCCGGGCATGACGTCGCCTGGAATGACGCCAACGCAAGACGTGCCGCTGCCGCCAGGTTCAACAATGGGCAGCGAGATCGGTGCTGTGATTGCTGATCTGCAGTCGCATCTTCAAATGCTGTCACCGCCAGCCGCACCTGACGTGCGGTCGCAGGTCAGCACGGCTGGCACTTTCTCGTCGTTGAACCTCAATGCGTCGCTTGGTACTACCACAGTCACGGAGCGGATCGCAAAAGCCGCCGAGGAAACAGCCAAGAACACCCGCAACCTGCAGGACGACAAAGTCGCAGCGTGACGCATGGCACTTACATGGATTGAGGACGGCGATTCGCGACAGGCGACCATTGTCCGCAAGGGCAAAAAGGCGACGTCGTCCTACAAGAAGTCCTGGAAAGTGTTCGGCACGCAGGACGACACAGCGCTGCATGCAGACATCAACGCAAAGATTTCTGCCAGCTACGCCTACTGGCAGTATCCAGGCGTAGGCGATATGCAGTTGCGCGCCGAGAGCTACAGCGTCTCGTACCTGGGAGACGATGCGTGGCAGGTGCAGGTTGACTACGTCAAGGAAGGTGCCGAGTACGGCACAGATCCGCTAAAGCGATCGCGCTCGTTTGACACCACCGGCGGTACGCAACACATCACGCAGGCATTTTCCGAGACAAAGTACGGAACCAACGCCCCGGATCAGCAAAAAGCAATCGGCGTAGACGAGAACGGCGTGAATGGCGTCGACATCGTTGTGCCGCAGCTGCAGTGGACCGAAACGTATGACGTGCCGAATGCCTATGTCACGGACGGCTATATACGCGGCGTATCCAGCGTCACCGGATGCACGAACATCTCCGAGTTCCGTGGATTTGACGCAGGCGAAATCTTGTTTGTGGGGTGCACAGGTAGCCAAGAGTGGGACGATCAAAAAGGTCGAGGCCCGTGGACGCTGTCGTTCCGATTTATCGCCAGCCGCAACACAACAAACCAGACGATTGGTGGCGTCACAGGCATTACGAAAAAAGGGCACGAGTACCTGTGGGTGCGGTACGAAAGCGCATCTGAGGGCAACGTGCTGATCAAAAAGCCCAAGGCGGTTTACGTCAATCAGGTCTACAGCGAAGCCTCGTTTTCGATCCTTGGCATCGGGTGACGCATGGCACGACCCGATGGACGCATTGAGGCTGGCCAGCCGATTCACGGTGCCATATCGGCACGCGCATGGAATCGGGCGCAGGACGCAGCCGACATCGTTCTAGGTGAGCAATACGGCGCAGCTGCTCAAACCGGCGGCGCAGGGCTCAAGCCGTACTCTTGGGCCTATTGCAAGGCAGGCACGAATGTAGCCCGCTGGGGCGTCTTGGCGATCACGGGAGTGGATATCACACCGACGTCAACCGAGAGCGACACCGCTACGCGGTCGTTTCAAGATTGCCCGGTGCTTACGGGTGGCACGCCTTCTGCGACCACGACGGCCTGGTGCGTGGCTATTGAGCCGATTGAGAGCGGCAAGATCGGGCGCGTGGCAGTCAGTGGCGTTGTGCAGTGCAAGGCGTCTATCGGGAACTCGTCACACAAGTTCGTCAGGGCGAAGGCGTCAACGTCAGAACTGGAGTCGGCCTGGAGTGGTGAGGGTCTGATTCTGTGGAAGGGCAACGGCTGGGCGCTTGTCAGGCTTGGGACAATCGACTTGACGAAATACGAAGCGTATGACGCCACAAAACAGCAAGTGTTTGGCCATGCCGCCAATGGCTCGCTCAAGTGGCTGGACACGACGGCCTGCACATGACGCCAATCGCGACCAAGAACAACGCGATCATCCTCAAGGACGGCAAGCTCGCGGAGGGCTGCGGGTGCTGTGGGGAGTGGTATTGCTATGACCAGCGAGACCCATGCTGTAAATGCAACTTCGGATCGCAGCAGAGCATTTCGCTGACTATCACCGCACCTGATTTCCCAGCGTCAATGGACATGAGGTACGAAAGCCCGCCGGCTGGTGCGGCCGCGGGTGGGCTTTATAACGGCCAGGGCTACAACCCACCCATTCAAGAAAGCTACGGCACATTCACATACACCATTTCCGATTATTTGTCAGGCGGCACAACAGTCATCCCGTGCTTGTATGTAGTCAAGACTCATGCGTTTTCATACAACAATGCGCTGCATGATTATTACCCAGTCGCTGATCCTGGGTATGTGGAGCTTTATTTTTCGCACGGATATGTCGCCCCTTTCACAAACAGCCCGCAGGGAATCACTCCGCTTTTCATACCAGCCAGGCTACACGGGTCGCTCCTGGTTGTGTCGGCGTCGCCGCATATGTTTCCTACGTTCGGCTACGCATCCCAAGTTTTCCGCGTGTGGGAATTAGCTAACCTGACTGGTGATTACAACTGCAACTTATCGCAGTGGACGTGGACGCATCAAGGGACGCTGTTTCGTTTTGGGTCGCGAACGGTGTATTCGTGGCTAGGGCTGCCGCAGATTAGCGTCGGCATTCAGTAATGGCTTGCCGCAAGTCGCAGACATACAACGGGACATCTGGCGCTGGCCAACCCGGCGGCGGCGGATACGCCACCGAAGCCGCCTGCCTCGAAGCCTGCAAAGAAGGCGCGTGCTGCGAAGGCACGACGTGCAGCGTCAAGCCGCAGTGCCAGTGCCAGGGGACGGGGAAGACGTTCAAGGGGGTGGGGACAACGTGTAGCCCAACGTCAGCGCAACCCGCCTGCTGCTTTGACGCGACAGGGCTGTACCAAGGAAATGCGACAACGGCTGGCACTGCATGCGGGTGCGGCAGCGTTATGGCTAGCGGCCAAGCCGTCGCTACGGTTGCACTCCCAACGCAAAGCACATCACGCCGCCGCACTGTGGCTATAACTTTTGGCGGGTCTGTCTCTGGTGCAGCGCCAAAGCCTGACTTTAGGATCGCAAGGTGGGCCGCATTAGATGGCTTGTCTATCGAATTTGAAGTGCCGGAGTGTGGAGGAGGCTACTCGCAGCAATATTTTCAAGCAGACCCAGTTGCACCAGATCCGACGTGGACGTGCAATGGGACTATAACGCAAGAGCCTGCTTCAGCAAAAACCATCGTTATAAATGTTAACTACAGGCCGCCCGCTGCAACACCGCAAGGACCGTATACGGCGAATATTACGCTGGGAGCAACTGCCAAAACGAGATACCAGTGTTGGCCGACTGTTTTGAGTTACGGATTTAACGTCTATTGCTTTGATGGCATCAGCGTGCCGTCGTTCAATTTTGCCGCTGTGTCGCAACGAATTAATTTGCGAGGGCAGTACGACTTTGCCTTATATTCCAGCTCGCCTTTGTGGAGCGAATGGGGAGCCGGTCAAAGCTCTGCGTATATAGATGTCACGATATCGGAGCCGCAATGACGCCCAGTGAATCTGCGCAGTGCTTGTGTGTGAGAAACGATGCGGGGAACTGCATTGACTGCGGCATTAGCCTAAACGGAAAAGAAAAGCTGTTGAGGTATTGTTTAGCAAGGTGTCCACAGCTTGCAGTTCCGCATAACGAAACGCAGGGGTTGCACGCTTCACTGTCAGCAGGAGACGCATTGCGCGTCCACGGCCCCGGCGCAGAACTCTCCAAGCTTTTGAAACGCTTCGGCATCGAGCCGACGCCGACCTGCGCCTGCCGAGCCAAGGCGGCAGAGATGGACGCCTGGGGCTGCGACGAAGCAAGCAAGCCCGAGCGCATCGACGAGGTCGTTGCGGTCATGCGTGCGGAGGCTCAGGCACGCGGCCTGCCGTTCCTCGACGTGGCAGGGCGGCTGCTCGTGCGTCGCGCCATTGCCAACGCCCGCCGTCGCGCTTGACAAGTTGTCCACACTCTACGGCGTCACCGGAGCGACGCCATGCCACGTCAGCGGAAGCCCAAGACTGAGGCGGTGATCCTGCCGCCCGAGCTTGATGACGACGACGATGCCGAGGCTGGCAGCGTGATCCCTGACGATGACGGCTGGATAACGCTGGAGGGCAATCATGGACCCGTCGCAGAAGGCGGCAGCGATCCTGGCGTTGGCGGAAAAACGGAACGTCGCCGATTGGTTCGACGCCCTGCCGGCAGACGCCAAGGACGTACTCGTCGCGATCCGTGACCAGTGGCGTGCAGAGCGTCGTGTAACGCAGGTGTCCGCAGCGTCTCTCGCACGCACGATCCTTGCCCAGATGCCAGAGCACCGCTTCCCCGCCACGAAAGGGCTCGCCGAATGGCTTCTCCACAGCGGCGAGCAGTAGAGATCCTCGCTGCGGCGTCTGCTGGTGCAGCGCCTAAGCCAGCTTCGGATGCCGAGCAGGTCACGAAACGGCAAGACGGTGACGTGCTCGAGGCACGGTCCACGAGCCGTCGAATCAAGACGGTCGAGGATCTACTAGCCCACATCGAGGCTGACCTGACCCGCTACGAGGTCGTCAGTAGCGAGGCAACCAAGTGGGAGGTCGGCACGTCTGACGGCGACGGTGGCACGACAGTCACAGAGCTGCATCGCGTATTCGTGCGGCTTGCGCCCAAGGCTGGACCATCCACGAGAGAGATCGTGGAAGCGATGATTGGTGCGGCGTGCCAACGGATTCGGCAGCCAAAGGTAGGCAGGCACAAGCCATCGAAAGGCGACCTGTGGAGCCTTGTAGTCATGAGCGATCTGCACATGGGCAGTCGTTCGTGGCGGCACACAACAGGCGCGGACTACGATCTCAGCATTGCCAGCCAACTGATTGAAGATGCCAGTGCACGGCTGCTTGCCAAGAGCGATGCACTAAAGCCGGCAAGACGGTCGATTGTGTTGGCTGGCGACACGCTGCACTTTGACACCGTATCAGGGACAACAACTGGAGGCACGTACCTAGACAGGGATTCTCGCCTGCAAAAAACCATTGACATGGCAGCTGCGGCAATATTTGGCGTCGTCGAAATGTCTGCGGAAAGCGTGCCGACGGACGTCCTCATCGTTCCAGGCAATCACGACTCGGCGCTTAGTTTTGCTTTGCAGAAGATACTTGTGGAGCGGTACAGGAATGACCGCAGGATCACCGTAAACCGTGAGTTTACGTCTAGGAAATACATGACGTTCGGCATGAACCTAATCGGCGTGACGCATGGAGACAAAGCAAAAAAGCGGCTTAGTGGGATCATGGCACTTGAGGCGTCAGATCTGTGGTCAAAGTGCCGACACCGCGAATGGCACGTCGGGCACCTTCACCACCAGGCCGCTGAGATCAGCACGATTGATGGGGTCGTCATAAGAACTCACCCCACGATCGTTCCGCCGGATGCGTGGCACGTGGAGTCGGGGTTTGTTGGCGCGGAAAGGGCTATGCAGGGCTTCGTGTACGCAAAGCCTGGCGGTCTTGCGGAAATGCACATGGCGTACGTTGGCGACAGAAATGCGTAAGAAAACGAAAGCGCAGCGGCTGGCGGAGAGGCGTGAGGCGTACAAAAACATGCCTCCAGACAAATACGCCGCCATGCGAAAAAGAGAAAACGAGGCTTCGCGGCTGCGGCGGCTTGCGGAAACGCCAGAGGAACGTGAAAGGCGGCTTGGTCCCGCTCGTGAACGTGCCCGCTGCTACAGGGAAGCAGAGACGCCAGAGCAACGGCAAAAGAGACTTGCGTACTTCAAGGCACACAAGCCTGGGTACGTAGCAAAAAACCGCGACAAGATCCGCGAAGGCGCAAAACGGTACTACGCGAAAAACAAGAAGCGAATAATTGCCATCGGAAAACGGTATCGCAAATCAAACCCGCACGTTGCTTCGGCCAGAAGCAAACGGAAACGACAAGAAAGCGTCGTGTTTGCGATCACTGGGAGATTGCGGTGCCGTGTTCGTAATGCTCTTGCTGCGCGTGGAACGGCAAAGGCTGCGTCAACATTCGCGTTGATTGGCTGCTCGCCGGACTCTCTAGCATTGTGGCTTGAGCGTCAATTTGAGCCAGGCATGAACTGGGACAACCGGAGCAAGTGGCACATCGACCACATTATTCCTTGCAATGCCTTTGACATGACTGATCCAGCGCAGCAGGAAATCGCTTTTCACTTCGCAAACCTGCGTCCTCTGTGGGCAAACAAAAACACAGTCAAGCGAGACAGGTTGCCTGTTCCGCAACGCAGCTTTGTGTGGACGCTGAACGACATTTCAAAAGCGAGGAAGCGGCTCGGGTTGATGCCTGCACCCCCGAGGCTGGACTGATGCAGTACGAATTAGATGACGAGTACCTGGAGGACGCGCGGCGTCGTGCGTATCGGTTCCAGGGCCAGTGGTGCGGCACATCGGGCTCGCTCGCCGCAGACGTCGCCAGATTGCTCAAGGAGAGGACACGCATGACAGAGATGATTGCCACGCTTGAGGACGCCAACGCCAAGCTGCGGGCCGCTGTGGGAGAGCGCTTGGCTGGCACGCCCGCCGACGATCCGAAGATGGCAGGCTACGTGCCGGCCGCGGAGTCGTGCTGCGACGGCGGCAAGTGCCACGCAAAGCCCTCCGAGGAACCGCCGCAGGACATCCCCGTGGATTGGATTCTCCAGGGGCAGCGTGAGATGGATGCGCACAGGGATGACGTGCGGTGGACGGGCGACAGCATCTTGGCCGAGAAGGCAGACGTCACGCCTGCTGAAAAGCTGTTGATGGACGCGCTGGATGTTGTGCGCGATCGTCGCCCGAAGTACGGCGGCCCGCGTCATCATTTCCGCCGCACTGTTGGCATGATAAACGCAGCCTTCGCTGACGTTCTCAATCGACCGCTGACAGAAAGCGATTGGGCAATCTTCATGACGTTTGACAAGGTGGCTCGTTTCCTCGGTCCAAACAAAACAGCAGACGGGCCAATTGACCTTGCTGGGTACGCTGCCTGCCTCGCCGAGTGTGAGTCGGCAGAGCCGGTCTAGTCCGCTGCCCCGCCGCCCTAGTCTGGCGGCATGGTATCTGACGCACCTGTCGCCGCTGCGGAGCCGTTCCTGTCGCTTGAGGAACAGCTGCGTGCGTTCGTCGCCACGGCGAAGATCAAGGCGCACGACGGCCTGACGGTTGCCGAGCTGTCGGAGCTCATTGTCGCCGTGATGAGGCTGGCGATAGCCACGGTCGATTCCATTCCCGTGGACGGTGCCGCTCGAAAGGTGTTCGTGCTGAACGCTGTGGCGTTCGTGTTCGACGCCCTAGCCGACAAGGTCGTGCCGCTGACTGCGTGGCCGCTGTGGTACGTGCTGCGTCCTACCGTCCGCATCATCGTGCTGGCTGCCGCCAGCGGTGCCGTTGAGGTTCTTCTTCCGCTCGTGAGGTCTGCGTGATCACAGCCGCCTTGATTGCCGCCGCCGTCGTGCTGTTCGCGGGCACCGAGTCGATTGAGAAGGTGCGGGCGTGGGTGGCCCAGCACCTCGGGCAGATTGACCGCAAGAAGGCTGCCGCCGTCGTGCTACTAGTCGCCGCGGCGGCTTATGCGTACCGCCCTGCGAGCAACGAGCCCTCCCCCCCGGCCCCGATGCCTCCTGATGCGTTCTCGCTGCGTGGCAAGTTTTCCGGTCCGACCGCGGCGGACGACGCCGCGATGCTGTCCGCACTGCTCTCCGAGCTCGCAGACTGCATTGAGCGTGACGGCACCGTTGGCGAGCCGCGGCTTCGCACAGGCGTGGCATTTGACGACCTGCGTGTGGCGGCCCGTGAAGCACGGATGCGTGGCGAATCGCTGGGGGCGCGGCAGCCGCACGTCAGGGATGCCATCCACAGGTTTCTGGACGACGCCGTTGGCACCTCTGGCGGTCCCGTGACGCCCGAGAGTCGAGCCGCGTGGGTAAGCGCCTACCGCGATCTCTCCGTGGCTGCTGCGGAGGCTGTGCGGTGAGCAGGGCGGCACAGTGGTCGTGGAGTGCGGTGGCCTTTGTGATCGTCATGGCGATCCTTGGGGCGCTCGTGGACCGGGCGACGCGCAAGGCGGTCGACGCAATTGACGGTAACTACGGTTACACGCCAGATCCCGAGGGCACCAAGCAATTCCTCCGCGAACTTGACCAGCCGCTATTTTCCGACGCCGCCCGCGAAGTCATCAACAACGCGAAGGGCCGCGACACATTCCTGTACCGCTACGCGGACAAGGCTCACCGCCAGGTCTACGGGAAGCCGTTCGGCCCCTGGAAGCAGGGCATAGGCGACTGCGTGAGCTTTGGGTGGGCGATGGGGAGCTACGTCGGGCAATGCACCTCGTGGGCCAATGGCGAATTGCCAGACCCGCCCAAGCTCGTCGCCACCGAGCCGCTCTACTCTGGCTCGAGGACGGCGGGAAGATTGCCTCCCGTCACGCAAGCCGGGTTTTCGGACGGCAGCTATGGTGGTGCCGCCGCACGCTGGGTGGCTGGCAAATGCAAGGACAAGACCATCGGCGGCATCTTGTTTCGTGAGCAATATCCAGGCGCGGACCTGACGACCTACAGCCCGCAGCGCGCCAAGGAATGGGGGAATGTGCTTTGCGGTGGCGGACAGGTCGGGCTCTCGCTTGCGAGGCTCGCCAACAAACACACCGCCAAGAACGTCGCCCTTGTGCGGTCGTTTGATGAAGCCGCCGCCAGCATTGAGAGCGGATACCCGGTGCCCGTGTGTAGCGGCGTCGGGTTTTCCTCGCAGCGTGATGCCGATGGATTCTCGCCACGGCAGGGCAGCTGGGCGCATTGCATGTGCTTCATCGCTGTCCGCTATGCCAAGAACGACGGCAAGCGTGACGGCCTGCTGTGCATCAATTCGTGGGCTGTGTTCAACGCTGGGCCGAAGTGGCCGTCCGACCAGCCGGATGGCAGCTTTTGGGTGTCCCGCGAAACGGTCGACGCCATGTTGTCCGGTCAGGACTCTTTTGCAATCGGCGGCGTGGACGGCTTCAAGTACCGGGATCTCGACCACGGCGGTTGGCTGCAGCCTGCGCCTGCACCCGTCAACGCACGCACGCAACCGGCGCGGCTCGTCGCCGACGTCTACAAGCTCGGACTCTAGGAGACACGCATGGCACTGATTACGTGGGCCGTATTCGGCGCGATCGTCGGCGGCATCGCCAAGGCGCTGATGCCTGGCAGAATCACTGACGGCTGGCTGCCTGCCATCGGCCTGGGCATCGCCGGCAGTGTCATCGGCGGACTTCCGTTTGGTTCCGGCCCGGCCGGAATCGTCGGCAGCGTCCTCGGTGCCGTGCTCCTGGTCTACCTGCTCGAGACGTGGAGGAACAGCAATGTCTGACGCTCCTGCCCCGGTCGTCCGCGATCGGCAACGCGACATCCGCATCATGGTGATCGCCGGAATCCTCGGCTGTGCACTCGGGTGGTTCGCTGCCACGTCGCCCGTGTCTCCGATCAAGCCGGCACCCGAGCGGCCCGTGCTGCGGTTCCTCGCGAAGCTGGCCCGCACCGGCTTGTGGGTCATGATGTTTGCCGAGCCGCCGCCAAAGGAGCAGCAGCACTACATCGTCCACGCTCGCGTCGATGAGGACGGCAACAAAGTCCTAAACCACGGACAGGGGTGGTAACTATGTGGCAGTGGCTGATGGCGTTCCTCGTGTGGCTGTCCGCAGATCCGCACGCCGTTGACCGCGAGGCACCTCGAGCAGCTGGTGCTGTGGCGGTCGCCTACGCCCAGTTCGCCACGGACGCGGCTCCGCAGCCTGCACCGACGCCCAAACCCAGCTGCTGCGAGGACTGCGGCGGCAAGGGCTCAATCGTCCACGGTGACGGCCACAAGACGCCCTGCCCATGCCCGCCTACTTGCCGCTGCAAGGCGGCCGGCGCGGCGCTCGCGCCTGATCTGCCTGCTGTGCCTGCGGGCCGGAGGTAGCGGTGAGCGCCGCGCCGGCTGGAACTGCTCTGGCCGGGCTACGCCGCACGATTCGCGAGCGGCTGGATGCCACGCCGCACGATGCCGCAGCGATTGACGAGTTCGTCAACGCCGCCGCCAGGTGCTGGCCGTCGCCCTACATGACCATCCTGGCCCGCCGCCAGCCAGAGTCGCAGGAGCGTGCAGTCAACGCCGTGAAGGTCATTGTGGCGAAGACCCGCGAGGACGTCGAGGCAATGTGGGGCGCACCGCCGCCGCTCGTGGAGAAGTTCGACCGGCTCGGCATGGCCATCGTCGTGGAACTTGCGAACCTGTGGTTTGAATCGATGGACAACCGCGACGCCATCCGACAGGCGTGTCGTGAGGCGCGGAACGCTTGACAGACTTTCCACACTTCGCCAGATGGGCGACGTGCAGCTACACCTGATTGACGACGAGACGCTGCCGCCAGCGACGGCGAAGCGGCGGCGCGTGCCTGACCACCTATCGCCGTCGCTGCGAAAGTTTGTGACGCGGCTGGCTCGGATCGGTGCTAGGCTCTCGTGGTGCGTCGAGCTGGTCTACCATCCCAGCAAGGGCGGCCAGGGCGAGCTAGTCGAGAGAGCCAAGGCAGGCGACCACACGCTCGTGCTCGACACCGTGCGCGAGGTGGAGTATCAGTGCAGCCTGCTGGGCGATGAGATTGAGGTCTTCATGAAGCCGGCCCACCCACTCGCTGCGGAACCTGGGAGCCTGGAGCGCGTGGACGCTATGGCTCGCCGGCAGGCGGCGAGGCAGCATCTGTTTGACGAGTAAGCGGCTACTCCATTCGCTTGGCAATCGCCAGCAGCCTTTTTGCCGTGCGACGCCAGTCTGCGATCCATTCCTTAGGGCAGTAGTATTTGCTGCATTCACGCTCTTCCGCGTGATTGCTCAAAAACAGAGCCGCGAAACGCAATGCTTTCACGTCAGCAGATGATGCCACAGGCTTCTTTTTTATTGCCTTTTTCTTTGCCATTCCTAAGTTCCTTTCGTGTGTGAGTGTATCCAACTGTCACGCCGCCGGGTTTTCCGGCGGTTTGTCGGTCAGGTCGAGCGTGGGCAGGAGGTCTATCGCCGTGTTCTTCGGCTTGGCAATCGTCTCGTCTAGGTAGTGGCGTTTGGTGATTGCCGGATTGCTGTGGTCGAGCAGCTGGGTGGCATCGCCCCCGGCGGCTGCGATGTAGCTGGCCGCGGATTTCCGCAGCCCGTGGAAGCCTCGGTTGACGACGCCGCTCCGCTTGCAAAGAGCGCCGAAGTGGTGCCAGAGGGTGCTCTTATCGGCGTGCCACGGCCAAACACGCTCACCCTCGGCTCCACGGATCTGCTCAAGCCAGCCGGCAAGGTCGTGCGAGATGGGCCGCATGATGTCCCTGGTGGCACCCTTCCTGCCCTCGGCTCGGAACACGACGTACCGTCCAGCCAGGTCGACGTCTTGCCACTCCAGTGCCAGGTGAGCACCGATTCGCTCGGCGGTCTCCCAGCAGCACCGGACCAACGTAGACAGGAACATGTGCGGCTGCAGCGTGGTGCCGCGTATAGGCGGTCGCTTCCGCAAAGCCTCTCGGAGCAGGGCAGAGACGTCGTCGACCGTGTACGCCCGCGGTATGCGTCCAGGTGCTCTGATCTGCGGGTACGTCGGGAACTGCTCCGTGTAGCGACGCGCGGCACAGTAGCGGTGCAATGCGGCTATCTGATTGCGATCTTTGCGGGCAGTCGCAGCCTTGACCACGGCTCTGCGGCTGGCGATGTACCGCTGGACGGTCAGGTCATCTAGGTCAGCCACGGTCGGCTCCCGGCCGAGCTGCTCGGCCCACCGCTGCAAAGTCATGCGGTATTGGTGCTGGCAGCCTGCGTTGTGGGCTCGCAACACGGCGTACTCGTTCTGGTAGATGTCTCGGAGTAATCTGGTCTCTGTCATGGCATGGCTCCTCTTCTTTGTCTTCCATGACAGTGTAGTGTACGGATGTTCAAGACCCTATCCTCCACTTAGGTTCTGTTCACTACTGCACGATACGGGCGGGAACCTGCGGCTGGCAAATTAGGCTTTTTTACGGCTGATTTGCTTGACTTGGCTAACGCAGCCGTTAGTATCGGGGCATGGTTGCTGTGGCATCACCAGATCGTGAGTGGATTACCGTTGCCGAGGCAGCCGCATTGGCTGGCTGCACCCAAGGCTGGGTGCGTCTGCTGCTTGGCGATGGCAGGTTGGACGGTTGGAAGGCCGGCGCTCGAGCCTGGCTGATTCGCCGATCCGACGCGGAAGCCCTCAAGGGCACCCTGACTGTCCGGTCTGTCGGGCGGCGCGACGCTCCGAAAAAGCCAGCCAAACGCAAGAAAACCCGCTGAAACGCAGGGTTTTGAAAAATCCGAAAAAAAATTCCTTTTTCCCCCTTGCAAGAACTAACGATAACGCTAGTATGTGGGTGTCAGGCGATTGAGACCTGACGCAACGCCAGCCGGAGACGAAACAATGAACGCCGAACGAATCAACGCCACTCGCAAGTACGCAGCAGCCCTTCGGGTGGTCAAGGCTGCGGAACTCGGGTCGGACCTCGCCGCCTGGCAAGCCGCAGATGCCGCCCTTGCTCACGCTCGCACCGCCCTTGTTGCTGCTGAAATCAAGTGGCCGACCAAGGCTGAAACGAGCCGTGAGCGTCGGACAATCATGATGAGCAATCGCGGGCTGCGAAAGTGAGCACGCACACAACCCAGCACGGCAATCTTGCCGTGCTGGCAACCTCAAATTCAATCAAGCGATGCACTACCGCTACCGAAAGGAACGACATGGCAAAGATTGCAAAAAAGACCGTTTTGACTGACGAGCAAAGAAAAGCGATTTTGGCAGGGGCGCACGCCCTTGAGCAAAAAGCAGACAGCATTTCTCGGATCGGATGGGGCGGCAAAGGGCCAATAATGAACTGCATTTGGGCAGCAAAAAGATTGCGGTCGCTAGCGAGAACACTGTGAGACGTCATCAGAAGACTTCGCTACATGCGCTGGCTTGAAACGCTTCGCAAGCATTCACACACAGGATTCTTCGGCCACGGAGGGCCACCATGAAACGCCGCATCGACTCGCTGATTCAATCGCTCGTCCTTGTCCGTCTAGGCCAGGAGCTTGGCACGGACTCGAGCACGGCGCAGGCAATAGCCCACGGCATTGACCTGCTGGTTTCGACAATCGGCAGATTCTTCTCTTGACGGAACTAACGCAGGCGTTATCTTGCTCGACGCAACTAACGCAGGCGTTAGCGAACCACTAGACAAAAATCCAACAAACACAAACCGCTCCACACCGTGTTTTCCAGTGTTTTCTGACGCTTGACTCTAGTGTACGGCTGTATAGGCTTGCCCCACCACACGAAGGAGATCACCCACATGGACCCGCACCGCAGCGAATACCTCGCAGCCGTGGCCGGAATGGCCGACCACACGATGCCGTCTGCCCTCGCCCGCACCTACGCCGTCGGCGATTTCGTCAGCGGCGTGAGCTGCGGAAAACCCTGGAGCGGCAGGATCGATTGGTTTTTTGACAACGGCGACGCCTGCATTGACGTCGGCGGGGCGTGGCTTTCGGTGCCGGTCAGGGACATCACGTTTTGAGAGGACCGCTGCCCAGCAGGACGCAGGCAGCGGAAGGAGTGCGGTGGAACCGCAGCAGCAGGGACGCAGCAACACCCGGTGAGCAGGACGCGGAGCCGGGATTTCAAAGGAATTTCGCAATTCGCGAATCAAGAAAGGACGCAAGGACATGAGTACGGAGATTTCCACGCAGACGCAGCCGAGGGCATTGACGCAACCAGCAAGCGACGAGATGTGCTTTCAGTCGCTTGTGCAGATGGGCGACCAGCTACGCAAAACTGGTTTCCTTCCGGCGCACATCAAGGACGGCGTGAGCTT